CCCATTCGTCAGAAACCACAACGGTTCCTATATTCTCAGTCACTATTACTACCCCTAGCGACTGCTACGAACACAGCTCATCGAGCCTGTCCTTGATGCTTAAATTACTGTGATAAGCATTTCACATCACTCAATAACTGAGTGTAACCACTTTCTAATCTTTAAAGTGGAAAAGCCTTGCGCAACGGTTCCGACAAGGTGAAAGTTCCATTTTTGCGTTATTTATTATGCAAAATGGTGGGTACGATATATTATTACCGTAATCCCAATATAATAATAATAGTAGAGAAGAGGTGAAAGATCCTCAACTCTTATTAACAGCTGTTCCCTATATAGTCTCCAATTCTAAGATTCGAGTCTATAGATCAGCTGCCTATCGTACAAGATCATCATATTTCTTCTGGTAATCAACGACGATAGGTTTTATATGTTTACGATACATATAATGACGGAATGTGAGCGGTTTTGTTGAATAAAATAATAACTTAGAATAATCAGCTAACTTATTCAAACAATAATTCTAAGAAACAAAGACCTTACCAAGAAGTCTTTGTAATCCGTCTACTGTGGTTGGTAACCATTTATCATTGACCACAGCACTCTTACTAAGCATCTCCATCATATTGATAACATTGGATTTTTTGTGATTAACCGTGATATGGCTCTTCACTTTGTATTTGCCACCTAAACACTTACCACGATTACACTCAGTATAGTAGGTATAGTCACTACCAGGAGCTGGTATGACTTGATCTCTATGCTCAAAATAATATTCAGTGTGTTCATAAGCACCAAGATCAACTGCTTCCCTAAAGCCAGTATACTCATCATACTGATCCCAATATTCGGGTTTCAAATCAGCTCTAGCATTAGCTTTGTACCTCATCTAGGCATCATAAGATAGCTATGCTATGGCTACTTTTGCATGTGGTAACAACTTTTACCTGCAAATTATGTATGCATGCAACAGTGGATGGAATAACACAGAAGCAATAAGCTGCATTGTAATACCCATATTATACATTGCACTTGTAAATTTCTTGGAGATCACCGTTTCTGTGACATTACCAGAGTTTATAACTCTAGGAACCTACCTAGAAAACATGACCTTTTCGTGTGAAACAAACCCTGTTTTCGAGAGGAAATCAAGGACATTATAAGAAGAGTAAATCTTCTTAATCTAATATCCAATGCCTGATGGAACATCAAATTATCCCTCCTGAGTGTAATGTTATATGACATCTTTAATCTTATCATGCTCATCTTTTGAAACAAACATTAAGACGTCGTCACCAGCCACTAACCACTTAGCTGATTTTTCAGGAACTTAAGCCTTAACTCTAAAGTAATGCATCATAAGATGTACTCTAATGCTATTAAACAAAGTTGTTCGAGTTGGATGGCCAGACACAACTGTCCCATCGACTACTCCCGAACACATCTTATTTCTTGTTCCTGGATAGTAAACAGTGAAAGGAAAGCTAGTATCGCTAGCCGCTTTCTGACACTGTTCCGCCTATGCAGGCGTCATACCTGCTCTAAGACAGACTATATACCCCAGTTTCGACAGTATGTAACAGTCTATCATCTTTAACAACCACGCCCTCATTGCAGCATCATGGGCTGCTCCATCCATACTTATCATCATAGCTGATGGGACTGACCTAAACAATCTTAAGATCATAGAATCTAACATTTCTGGCGTCATACCACATGCTATAGATGGACAAGCTGCTTTTGCGGCTTTTAAGAGATTATTACCCAAACATCCAAGAAAAGGTTTCATCTCATCTGAGGGATTCCAGATAATCCTTCCACGGACTGTATCATCTGGACCAAACAATGCTTCACTTCTTTTCACCGTTGGCTCAAGATGCAATGTTATTGGTTTTAAAGTAGAGCGATTAGATTTCAAAATGGCTTAATATGCTTTAGTTTTCTGTCCTCCAAAATGATCTACATATTCATCAACAGTCATTTAATCATGTTCATAAATGTAGGTCTCCA